GTTTTTACTCTCTAACTACAAGTTGCCCTACTAGGGTCCTTTACTGGATATTAGTCGCCCATGCCTGGCGTTATTTGTGCTTGCCCTTTTACCGAGGCCGTATCGGTATCCCAGACCCCGCCTGTGCCTAGCGGTTCCTTTGGCTTGCCCGCTTCCGAGGCCGTATCGGAGAACAGACCCCGCCTGTGCCTAGCGGTTCCTTTGGCTTGCCCGCTTCCGAGGCCGTATCGGAGAACCCCTTTAACCCAACAACCTGACTGACTTTTGTTTACAGACCAACGCCCGTCCCTTTGTTTTATGAATATAGGGTATACACATCGATGAAACCATTTTAGGTGTGTGTATCCGCAATGCAGAAGTGATAATTTTTGTATTAGTCGTATCGCCCAAAGCTAACGCGACAACATTTTATCAAAAGTTCTATTGAAATCATGTAATTTAGAACCTTATTCTGTATGGTGGTCTATTTAGATCGAGAAGCCATGGTGGCAGCCCCACTCAATTCTCTCATGAAAACTCGTCGTTTCTCTGAGTCGAGAAACAAACGCCAAAAGCGGACGTTTTAATCTGACTTGCAACAACAACAAACACCAACCTACCTGAACTCGAGGAGACTCCTTCTACCTCGAGCCATATTATTTCTGAAGGAACTGATATTGTCGAAACGACTCAATTTATTGATGCCGTCCAGACTCTTGACCAAACACAGAAAATTTTGTCTAATGACTTGGATAATCTTGATGATTTGCATTCTATACAGCGAATACTCTCCAGACCAGCTCTTATTGCTGAGCTTACTCTGGAAAGTACAGCTCCTTCTCTTAATGTTTTTGCTCCCCAGGTTCCAATTTTGGAATTTGGGGTTCCTGGATCAGTGCTAGAATCTGCTAATAAAATTTCTAAAGTTCAAAATTTTGAGTATTTTAGAGCTACGACGCACTTGAAAGTGATGGTTAACGCCAATCCTTTCACGTGTGGTAAGCTATGGGTATGTTATGCCCCCCTAGATAAACTATTAATTGCTCAGGCTCAAATTAAGAGTAAAAGTCGCACTGCTGTGACTTCTTACCCTGGAGTTGAGCTTGATTTACAAGTGAATAATACAGTTGAATTGGATGTCCCTTGGACTGCACTACAGGAGAGCGCTTTGCTCTCCACTGGTGAAGACCTTAAGGACACTCTCTTTTCTGTTTATGCTATGGGTCCTATTAGAGGGCCTGCTGGTTTTAAAGTTAATATTCAAGTGTTTGGTTGGCTGAAAGATATTGTCCTTCGTGGACCCACTTTCCGCGTTCCACCACCTGTTGCTAGGTATCAAATAAATAATGATAAACAGGAGGCTAAGGGTCCCATCACACAAGTCTCTGGATTTGTGGGTAAGACCGCTGGTTTCTTGAAGAAAATTCCATTTCTCACTGAATATGCAGCACCCGTTGAATGGGCTGCAAACGCAGTTGAAGGAGTGGCTTCCATATTTGGCTTTTCCCGCCCTGTCGAAGGGAGTGGAGCTGGTGCTCGCTCCCTGATTCCTGGTAGAGGAATGTTTCAAAATGTCTGTGAAGATCAATCCGTTGTTCTGGCTTATAGTAATGATAATAATCTTAATGTAGAACCAGTCTTTCTCGTCCCTGAAGATGAGATGGACATAGAATATATTTGTAGCCGTCCTGGCTTGATTGGCGTAGTTAATTATAGTGTCGATACCCCAAGTGTACCGCTTGCGATGTACAATTGTGGTGTCGCAATAGACAACGATAGAAGACGTCAGTTTGATGCCCCACCTCGCCATTCGTATGAGTTTACTCCTACATGTTTTGAGTATGTGGCACAAACAGTGTCTAATTTTAGAGCAGATATTGTATATAAGGTTAGTTTTGCCAAAACGGCCTTTCATACTGGTCGAGTAGAAATTGTTTTCACGCCCGGCCCAGATCCCCCTCCTTCTGAGGGTTTTGAATCCTCTAATTGTTATCGCACTATCTTAGATTTATCTCTTCAAAATGAAATTGAATTTGTGTGTCCTTTTGTATCTAATTACGAAACACTGTTTACCGACTGTGCTAGTAATGCTGGTGCTCTTTCTGGTCCCTCTTCTAAACCTTTTGGTTGGATGGTGATTAAGCCTCTAACACCTTTGCTGTGTCCCGAGACTGTGTCACAATCTATCGAAATTTATGTGTGGAAACATGCACGCAATGTGGCTTTTGCCGGTACTGCCGACACTGGCCTAGTTACCAATCCACCGGCCGCTGTGCGTCAAATTAATTTAGGTGTAGATGAAACTCAGGATTCTTTTACTTGTTATACTGATACTAATTCACCAGAACATAATCGTGATGTCCTACAGCGCGTGTGTGGGGAACAACTGATTAACCTCAGGCCCCTAACACGAGCTCATAGATTTAACGGCGCAATGACAATTCCGTCAGATAGAATTATAAGGTCTAATGTTAATGTCGTAGATAGAGATTATTTAGGTATTTTTGCAGGTATGTATGTATATTTTAGAGGAGGTCTTTCCTATAAATTCGTCTTTAATGACGAGATTGACAAGGCTTTTGTGGAGAAGATGGAGACTCATGTCTCTAGGGTTTTCTCCCCTGGAGGCACGACTCGAAATCTCTCCGTGACACCTGCTGGACATATTAGTTTTAATGGTATTACTCCAATTCATGAAGTGCAGATTCCCTTTTATACTGCCACTAGACGCCTATTGTGTAATTTTAATGATTCTGTTGACCCACTTATTGCTTCTAACTATATGCCTTCAGTGTATTATACGGGCCCCCATTCGAATATGTATCGTGCTGGTAAGGACGATTTTTCTTTTGGGGGTCTTGTAGGACCCATTAATTTGATACGATTTTGGACCGACACGAAAAGATGATGAGATGGTTTAAATGACCTAGTAAGCCGCAAGGTTGAATGTGATTTTTCTCCTTTCCTCAGATGATTCTTTAATGAACAAACCTTTTGATTGTACCGCTCATTCGAGCCGAACATTAGCCGGAAACCTGTGTTCGCATTATTTTATGTTATGACCCGTTGCAACCGTCAATGCCGACGTACCACGTAAGGTACACTCCCACTAATTTGTGCGCTTATCTCTTTGTGTATTATGTCTTAATGATTTGCTATAGTCGAGTTCGAACTGTAGTATAATCCGGCGCAGCTTGTTTTGCCGAAGCTGATTCATATCACACTCTTAGATTTGCCAGCGGTTAGTGGATTTATCTAATTTCTTTCAGATTGGATTCGTCCTCTATTTCCTATATGGATTTTAATAAGCTGTAATAGCAGCCAAACACATCTACGTATCCAAATGGCTACCTCAATCTCAAACTCAACCCAAAACCTTTTCGACGAAGTGACGATCCTGTTTTATAAACGACAGGCTCGCCAGGCGTGCAGTGCTTTGAAGAAGTACGTGCACGTGGCTGGGAAAACGTTAGTTAACCCAGTTCAGGTGAAGAAGCGCAGGATGGCCACCCCTCCTGTACACTCCAAGCATGTGGCTATGCCCACATGGCTTAGGAGTATTCTGCGTCCTGATTGGCGTATGAATAAGATAGAGTCTAGCGTGCTTAACGCTGCTCTAGGTTACCGACCGCCGAAACGACCTTTTGATTGTCCATGTCATCCGACCCCTGACCCTAATGCAAGGTGGGCTAAGGCCTATATTAATTTGGAACACGACCGATCGCGAATTGTTGAACAACGACAAGGATGGGTGAAACCGACCATTTTGAAAGCTTGCTATCAGATGAATGATGAAACTGACATCCAAGAACCCACAATTCTTGGACGGCTTGGTAGAATCATCACGAATAACCCTGTGACACGTATTGTGGATCAAACCGAGAGAATGACCACAAACATTGCCGACTGTACTGAACAAATGAAAGAGACCACAACTTCCATCACTGAGACTGTTAAGGTTGGTATTGACTCCATCAAAGCTATGCTTGAAGCTATGGTACCAAACTTTACCGTTGTCAAAGATCTTGGCTCAATCCTCTTAAGATTAGTCAAGGTGTTGGCGACAGTTTCTATGGCCAATGCAACGCATCGTTTGAAGGTCTTTTTCATGGAGGTCACTTGGAACTTTGGTGCTGAGATTGCTTCAGTATTCTCCGCCATTGTGTCTAAGTATTTCAAGAATCACGCACCTCAACGTGCGCGAGTTCTAGTTGCTGAACACCCTGATGCCAACCGCCTGCCCCAACTTGATGACGATTTGAACGTTTATGATGCTGAGGACTTGGTTGAACACGAGTTTGCCCCAGGACAAGTGTTAGAGGCTAATTTCCAGATAGATTTGTCGGGACTAGTTTCCGCCATGTCTGAAGGATCTTTGCATCTGGCTTCCTCACAGGCAGCAGCTCCGCTGACAGGTGCTCTTTTGAGTACTCTGTTGGTTACAGCTTTCGGTCTGCCTTCAGGCAATTTTGACCACTGTCTGAGTTTCTTCGGCAATCGTTGTCGTAACTTGAACAACGTTGTTTCTTTCTCAAAGAATGCTGTCCCGCTGTTTACAGCTATTGCAGACTGGATTCTCAGTTGCTTCCGAGGACCCCTTGCGGACCAAACACTCGATTCTACCCTTAATGGGTATGCCGATTTTGTTCGCGAGGTACTCGCTTTGCAAGAGGTTTCGAAGAGTGGTGAAACACTCAAGGATCGCCTCGAAAAAGATGAGAAACTCGTTTTTCAGATTGATAAGCTCTACCGTCAAGGTATTGAATACTCTAAGGAACTCTCAGCTAAGCGCTTTGGTTCTCAATTGAGTATGCAACTTAATCAATGTATGAAGATTGTGGAAAAGATGAAGAAACTTACTGATTTCACGGGTGTCTTCGGAAATAAACCCCGCATGGAACCAATTGTCATTCATCTCTTCGGAGATAGTGGCGTTGGGAAATCTGGAATGTCGTGGCCTTTGGCTTCAGACATGAATGCTGCATTGACCAGTGCTGACGAAGATGCTTCGGACTTTGCCAAGAATATCTACTTTCGAAATGTAGAGCAGGAATTCTGGGATGGTTACCATGGACAAAATGTCGTTTGCTACGATGACTTCGGTCAACGAGTGGATGGCGTTTCCAATCCCAATGAGGAGTTCATGGAGATTATCCGAGTGGGAAACATCGCACCGTATCCATTGCATATGGCTACGCTTGAGGAGAAGCAAAGAACGAAGTTCTGCTCCAAGGTGGTGCTCTTAACGAGCAACAAACTGGAGCAGAACGTCAATTCGTTGACTTTTTCTGATGCGTACCGGCGCAGGATTAACATTTGCGGCAAAGTTGAGAACATTGATGGAGTTACGTATACTGCGTACTCCAAAACGACTGGAACGGCTGTGCCACGTCTCGACGTGACAAAGACTGATGGACCTGTTGACACTAAGGTGTATAAGATTACTCTATTTGATGCCGAAACCCAACAACCTTTGACCCGACCTGGACCTGATGGACCTGTGAATATCGTACTGGACTATGAAGAATTTCTAGAGCTCTCTCTTAAGAAGATGAAAGAGCTTTGGAATAGATCTCGTTCCCTTAACAAGGAACTTGGCGACCGATTGACCACTGATCGCGTTAATGCTTTAAGAGCAAAAATGCAAATTGCTGATGAAGAGGAAGTTGTGGTTGCGGCTGACTGCCGTAACTTCAATGTGGATCAACGACTAATGACCGAACTTGCTGCCCTTGAGGCACTAGAAAAGGAATTGATGCCGAAAACCGACGCTGATAAGACGAATGATTGTCTCGACCTTGTAATTTTTGAAGCTAAGAGTCATTTTCAGTCTATCATAGATGCTATCTGTTCTATCAAGGGCGTACTCATACTTGTGGGTGCTGCCTTGGTGGGCTTTGGACTCTGGAGCCTGCTGTCGCCATCTAAGGCGAAACCAGGAGCGCGAGAAATCTATGAGGGACCACCTCAACGACGCGGACCTACTAGCACACGTAAACCGAAAATGGAATTTATTGTGGGCGTGTCAGAACCCGCCGAGTTGGAAGCCACTTCAAGTGGTGATTTTAACACTCCTAGACGACCCACCGTGCAACGTGAGCACTGCCCAACATCCCGGCATGGTGGAGATTGCACTGCACCCGATGTGTGCCTCCACAAGGCGGATGATTTTGATCTGGTTACAGACTATCAGAAGTACCTTGAAGCTAAGGTGGAAGCCTTTGTTAGTGGTGATGCCCGCACTGTTCGAGCTAAGCTCGTTCAGCGTGAGGCAACCACTAGTGGAGACTTCAATACACCCCGACCTAAGACCGTTACACGTGAGACTATCGACGCACCAGATGCTGAGATGCAAGCGTGGAAAGACCGAACTGCCCAAGAATTGATTTCCCATCGGATTATTACCAACACTTTCAAGATTTTGAAGAAGAAGGAAGATGACACCTGGGTACCACTGTTAAACGGACTCTTTATCCGAGACAGTATTATGCTTGCGCCATACCATCTTATTCCGGCCCTGAAAAATGCAACATTGATCAGGATTGAGAATGTGAATGGTGCTCGTTTCACCCTCCCATTCTCTGCTTGTAAGTACAAGCAATTGTTTTCACGACCGACCGTTACAAACCCCACTGGATTTGCTAAAGATGCTTGTTTGATTCAGTTCCCTCGTTATGTGGGTTCCTATTCGGACATTGTTAAGCATTTCCAAACTAATCAGGACTTGAAATGGACTAGAGCAACGATCAACCTGTACACTGTCAGAAATGATGGAAAACGTACACTTGGTATGATCCTTGGCAATAAGATGGCCAAGTCTGTTGACCGACAAGATTTCAACATTGAGGGTGAACTGGTGGAATTCCGAGATGGTTATGAGTATGACCTTCCAACTTCATATGGAGACTGTGGTGCGCCACTTATCCTGCAAGAGCCTACCTGCTTGCGTAAGATCGCTGGAATTCACGTCTTGGCCCTCGTTGATGGGCACCGTTCATATGCTCAAGCTATTTCAAATAGCGACCTTGTCAGATGCCTTAAGCAATTTGACTCTGTAATCATAACTGATCTCGACAACATGGCGAATTTCCAAATTGCAGAAGTGCAGTTGCCGGAAAATGAATTGTTTGACACTTCGTTCTTGATTGAACTATTGAACATGCCCGCCCCTACCTTTGGTTACATTGGTGAATGTGACACGAAAGTGTTTGTCCCTGGCAACACGGACATCCGACCATCAGTCATTCATGGACAGGTTTCGGCACCCATTACACGACCAGCCGTACTTTTCAGTCCCTCTACAAATCTCCTTCACAAAAATCTGCAGAAGTGTGCGATGGAAACACCGTATATTCCTAAAGAGGCTATTGATCGAGCAGTTGCCAGTTACAAACCACTGTTATTCAATGGTACGAAAGACCACCTCCAGAAGATTTTATCTTTTGAAGAGGCGGTAGCTGGAGTAAGTGATCAATCAGAGTATTTGGCATCTATCAATCGGTCGTCTTCCCCTGGGTTTCCCTGGGTCCTTTATAGACCTGGAGGAACAAAGGGCAAGACGGCGTGGTTGGGAGATGGTGACTACGTGTTTGATGAAGTTGTGTGTAACTCTGTTACAGCACGAATTGACAATGCCCGTAGAGGCATTCGTACGCCTTGCATTTGGACTGATACTTTGAAGGACGAACGTCGAACCTTGAAGAAAGTTGAAGCACAGGAGACTCGTGCTTTCGGCAATGGACCAATGGATTTCACCATCGCGTTTCGCATGTATTTCCTTGGATTCCTGGCTCACATCATGGAAAATCGAATTAATAATGAACAATCTTTGGGAACCAATGTGTACTCGGGCGATTGGAAGGCTACTCGCGACTATCTTCAGCGCAAAGGCAAGAAGGTAATAGCTGGTGATTTCTCTAAGTTCGATGGTACATTGAATTCCTGTATTATGTGGGAATTTGTTAATGTGATTAATGAATGGTATGATGATGGACCAGAGAATGCTCTCATTAGGCAGACTCTGTTCATGGAAGTCATTAATTCCGTCCATCTTTGTGATGGCGTATTTTATATGATGAACCACTCTCAACCATCCGGTAATCCCATTACTACGGCTCTGAACTCATTTTACAACTCGGTTTCGATGCGAATCGTTTTTGATATTTGTAAGAGAAAGGCAGGAGCTAGTTGTAATATCGACTTTCAAACTTTTGTAGCTATGGTCTCTTATGGAGATGACAATGTCGTGAACTTTGCAGATACAGTTGCGGCATGGTTCAACCAAAATACCATCACTGATGCCTACAGAGATATTGGTATGATCTACACAGATGAACTCAAGTCTGGAGATGAAATGGCTGATCATCGTCTAATTGGAGACGTTGCTTATCTTAAGCGACATTTCCGAGAGGAGGATGGTCGAGTTTTCGCCCCTCTCGATTTGGCAGTAATACTCGAAACCTGCAATTGGGTCCGTGATGGACCTGATTCCATTGGAGATTGCAAGGCCAACTGTGAGACAGCCATTTCTGAATTGGCACAACACCCAAAGAGTGTATTTTCTAAGTATACACCCTTAATTGAGAAAGCATTTCTCAAATCCACAGAAGAAACTCTGAGTTGCAAAACTTATGAGGAGTATGAAGAGTACGCTCTTGAGCAGTACTTCACTTAGAATAATGGCTGGCTCTACTATGTCGACCTGTCTGACACTCACATTTTTAAATGTGTGCGTGTCCTACAGGCCGTCGTATAGCCCAGTAACAGAGTTAAACATCCACTGGGAAGTGTCTTGTTTATTTCCTCTCATCACTAATATCGATGTCTTCGCCTAAATCGCGGATTAGTTGATCACTAAGTTTCTGAGACGACGAAATCTTTTGAGTTCCTCGTCAACATATTTATATTTATAATCTAGTAACATATTACCTGTTATAATTAAAACCCACACCATAAGAGAACCGATCTTGGAAGGGTCAAAGCTATCTGACCAGATGAAAATCTGGAGGTTAGCAGAGCCCCTGAACAGTCAGACCTTAGCGTCCTACGACAAGACAACTTACGGAAGTGTGGATACTTTAATAGTGAACAGCTCTTTGTGCGAAATTTTATTTTATTTTTATGCAGGTGTGATCAATGAACCATTTTACAGATTTAGATTCGAAGTTTTATCCCGT